GAATCTTCGGGCATTCTTATAAAAGTTATGTTTTCAAAACTTAAATCGTACTTAAATATCTTGTTTTTTTGCATAATTTATAAAATACTGCTGCCAACAATTTGTATAAGTAATAGCCTTGGCAGCGTTAAGGCTTTACTCAAAGTTTTGTTTATAGGCTACTACTCATACAATAGTCGTTAGCAAACATTGAAACGTTCACTTCGTTTTGCTAACAACGGGTATATTTAATGCTTTAATGTCTGCTATAAATCCAGTATTGCAAAATACTTTTATTCCGTCAGGCGTAAAATCTCCGTTCATATTCAAGTCTGGTCTACGCTTTAGAATGTTTTTGTTTTCTAATTCGTATTTTTCAATTAGTTTTTCTTTTGTCATTGTTCTATATTTTAAAATTATCGTTATTAAATTGCACTAAATATACCCAAACTTGTAAAATATTAATATTATACCCGTAATGATATAAAATATTCCTTTCAAACACTTTTTATACCCGAAAAGGTATATTTAGCCGTTAATCGATGCCGCTAAAAAGGCAAATCATTTTTATTGTCTATTTGTGGAACGTAAGCCGGCGTGAAAACTGGTGCGTCAAATCTTACATCACCTACATTTAAAGACTTGTAAACACCACCATTTGGAAAATCAGGCGCTATATTAAAGCTGCCAAGGCCGCCGTTATCCTTTCTTTTTATTTTTTCTACATAAACCTCAACTGCATCACTACCATATTTCGTTTTATTGCCAATATGCCTAAAGCAAATTAAACCATTGTATGCTTTATTAAAGAAATCTGCCGAACCGCTAATATCGTAAAGAGTTGGCTTTTTATACTTACCCTCATGGCTTTCTATTTTTCGTGGGTGCGCCACTAAGAATAAATGAGTGTTTGTTTGTTGGCAAAATTGAGTTATTTGGCTCAAAGCCTTCCCAATGTAACTATGATCTCTTTGATCGCTATGATCCAGCATGTTCCAAGGGTCAATTACCAATACATTAACGCCTTTTTGAAAAACTAAATCTCGGAAATGATTTAAAATAGCTTGTAAAGTTAGGTTTTTAAGGTCTATTTTGACCCAAAAAAAATGATCTTCTATAAAGTCTTTAGTGTTATTTAGATCTTGTGTTGTGCAATTTCTTTCGTTTAGCTTGTTAGCTATTCTTTTTATATGACCTTCATAGGGCCAACTTTCAGGGCTAAACATTGCAATTCTAAAATCATAGTTAATAGCTAAATTTACACCTATCTGATCTATAATGTCAGATTTTCCTGCGTTTGGAATTCCGGTTACAACTGTCCATTCGCCAAATGACATTTTAAAATAATCGTCACTTTCTCCAAGTTTGATTGAATAGTTTTCAATTCCCTTTTCGTTAAATCGCAAAACATTATCCCAAATATCCGAAACATTTAACACCCCTTCCAGAGGGAAGTTTTTAGCCGTTTTAATGGCGTTTCTCAGTTCTTCTGCTCCTTTGCCTACTAAAACCTCGTTAGCGTCTTTAAACGTGCCGAAATCAACGTATTTACACCTATAATGCCCAAACCTTCTCGCTAGTTCGTTTCTAAGTTGTAAACCGGCATCGTCATTATCAGTACAAATGATAATTTCTTTTTTATTTTCAAAGTATTGCCAGCAATTATCTAAATACTCCAACCTTTGGTTTCCTTTACTTGCGCCATTAGGTACTGAGCAAACAGAATAAAGGCCAGCTTCGTGCATACTTAACGCGTCAATTTCACCTTCTACGATGTAAACCTTTTCGTTTTCTTTTATGCTATCTAAGCCATAGAATATAAGTTCAGCGCCAGAAACCATTTTAAAGTTCTTAGCGGCATCTCTATATTTTACATTTATTAATTTGCTATCCCGGTAATAATTAAAATTTACGGTATTTCTATTTTTTTTAGCTTGGGGCATATACACCTCACTTTCGCCAATTTTCCAATAAGCCAAAGTAGCCTCAGATATACCTCTGCTCTTAAACCAATCTTTTAGTTTATCGCCAATTTTAAGTTCAATTTTTGGCGGTGCAATAAATTCTTTTTTTTGTTTGAATATAACAGACCCACCAAAGCCGCAATTGTGACAATTGTAAAATCCCTTTTCAATATTAACGCTTAACGAATCGTCGGATTTGTTTTTTCTGGTTGCATGACATTCAGGGCATTTAGTTTTTACCTCACCAGAAGTGCGGTTGTTTAATTTTATTCCTAATTCTGCAAACTCGTTTAAATACATAATTTAATTTTGGTTTAGCTAAAATAAAAAATTATTTTCAATTTATAGTGTTAAATGCAAAAATATTTTAATTGTTTTTTATATAGTTAAATATTTCGCTAATATCTTAATTTGTTTTTTATATAGTTAAATATTTCGCTAATATCTTCATTAGTAAAACCTAAGTTTTGGCGCATTATAAATTGGTTAATTGTTTCGCCATTTTGTAATACACATAAAATCTCGGTTGATCCATCGCCAGCCGTTATGATTTTCCATTCAGCCGCCTTTTTAATTTTAGCCATTGAAGAGGGTTTTTCAATTTCTTTTTTTATGGCCTTAAACTTTGCTAAAATACTATCTATTTTTCTTAGACCGTTTTTAGGTGTTTTTAATGCCGGAAGTGAAAGAACATTGGATTTCCAAAAAGCATCGTTTCTGGCCCATTGTACTGCTAAATAAACTTCTCTTAAATCATAGCCGTTTTTATCAAAAAAAGAAAGTGTTTTTTTCCAGGTTTCAATTTGTGATTTATTTTTGGGTATAGTATTTTCGCCTTTAAATAATATTAAAATATGTGAATAGGCGCTTTCAATTAAATCTGAAAATTTAGCTTCCGAAAAATTTTTATTTTTTGGTTGGTCTTTCTTATTAATTGTATTTATAGTAATTGTATTTATATCTTGTGCATTTTCTAAATACCCCCCTTTAATATTCTTAATACCCCCTTTAGAAAACTTAATACCCCCCTTTAGTATATTAACCACCCTTTTTTTAACTTCTTTTCCTTCATATTCATATCTAATTTTAATAAATTTCTTTGCTTCTAAAGCCTTAATAATTTGGCTACATCTGCCGTTTGTTAAATTAAAAAAATCTGAAAAATAAGAATTTGAAGCAAAGCACCCAGCATTATTATCTAATGAATTAATCTCAACTAAAAAAACCTTTTCGGTGATGCTAAGTTCTTTTATTAGCCAAATATCTTTTGAAATCCAAATACCTTTAAAATTCTTTTCCATAAAACAAAAAAACCTGCGGTTCCCCTAGTGTGGTAGGTTCCCCGAAGGTTTTAATTAAAGTCTTTAAATAATGGCGCACCCACACGATCGCCAAAAGACAAATATACAAATATTTTTTAATTTACAACAACGCTTTTAACCCTTTCGCAAAAGTTTTTTAACTCAGAATAATACCTTTGGATTTGCTTTAAAGTAATTTCCTTTTCGCCAAATCTAGTAAATAAAATCTCAACTAAAAATTCCTTTTCAGTTCTAGTTATTGCGCCAATTAATATAAATCCTTCTTCTAAATCTTGAAAAGGCAATTTACGACTTCTTAACTTTTGCGTTTGCTCATTGTAGTACAAAAAAATGTAACTCATAGGTTATTTTTAAAGTAATTATCAATTGTAAGTTTGCAATCGTCAAAAGTGTTATGCCAGACAGTGTGCCAATTGCATTTCAGAAGGTGTTTAAGCCATTCTTTTTGATCGGGTGTAGGTTTGTTGTACCCAACCTTTAATTCTATCGCTAAGCCGCTAAACTGTTTTGATGGGCTAAAAATTAAAACGTCAGGCGTACCCCTTTTCGTTCCTAAATATTTCATTTTAAACTGTTCAAACTTTGTTCGTCGGCCCTCGTTAGGTGTGTGTTGTATTAAAACGCCCGGATAGGCCATGTAAACATAATTAAATACCGCCCTTTGCAAATGATCTTCAGGCCCTAAAAATTTTAAATATGGATTTATTGACATAAATAATTTTTATATTTTAAAATATAATCATATCGGTTAGTTGTAAACAATTATTTTGTATTTATGTCTATACTATCACAATCTGTTCTCATACAATTAAACATACCACCTTTTAGTAACCCGCATTTACAAAATAACAGTTCTCTTTGCTGTACAACTGGTTTTATAAGTAATTGCTGTTTTAGATATTTAGCCATCATCTTTGCACATTCAAACGTGCCAAATTTATAGGGAAGTTCTCCGTTATGTTGTTCCTTTATAAAAGTCATTGCCTCTATAATTTCTTTATCTGTTCTTTCCATAATCGTAATTTTAAAATAAATGCGTAAATCTTGCTACTTGGCCATGCTCTTTGCTATGAATAAAGCCTTCAACTGCTTTTGGGGCGTGTTGATAGCCGTTTCGGTGATGCCAACCATCTGTTCCACTTGGACTTCTTAGGCTTTCTATTGTGCAACCTATATCGTCTTTTACTATTTTATGGTGTACATGATGCGTATATATATAACGGTGCTTTACATTTGACCATTCTTTACACTCTACCGAAGCCAATTTACTTAAATCTTGCCACTTAGCGCCGTCACCATGAGTTGTTCCAATTAGATTTTCGCCATAGGTATAATATTTTCTATGCGAAATGCTTACGTCAAAGGTTATATTTTTGCACTCTCGAAACCAATTACTAATAGCATCGGCTAAGAAAAAACCATGAACATAATCATGGTTTGAAGGGTTGTACATAAAATGAACATCTGAGATTTGCAAAAGTTTTTCTATTATTTCTATGTAGAGCCTTTTTGCAATTAGAAAATTATCATACCACATACCGCAAGTATCTACCGGCGTTCCGCTTGTTGTGGTTCTTTTGGGCGTGTCGATATGCAAAATATCATTTCCGGCAACAAATACAATCTGCTCAATATTAAATCCATGAGCCTTTTGTATTATTCCATCAACACCTTGGCGCACCCTTTCAACGGCTATTTGATTATTGTATTCTTCGCCAGTTTCAAAAGAAGATGCTAATTTTCCAATATGAATATCTGCCGGATCAATCAATAAAAGATGCGGTCTATTTAAAGGTTTTCTAATTATTTTTTTATATTCAAAAGTGTGTTTACTTACTTCTTTAATATGATCTTTTAGCATTTCTTCAAAAGTAATTGCCTCTAAACCTTCTTCGGGCCTAAAGGCAATAGACCAATGTTCCCCTTTATACCAGCCATGTTTTACACTATCTAACGGAATACCTACATCGCTACATTCGGCAGCTAAAGCAAAATGCTCAATTGCCCTTTCTTCTGAGTGAATCCATTTTAAAACCATTCGTCTTGCGTTGTTATGGTCTTTAGGATAGTTCATATTTGATATTATAAATCTTGCAATTTCAGCGGCGTTTTTTTCGCCGCCATTATAAAGTTCAATTGCCTTAGCTTTAAAAGAAAGGTTTTTTATCATTTATTTTTGTTTTTTTAAAACTATTGAAGATTTGCGATAGGTTATTTCCGGCATCACCATTTCTTCGCCATCTTCATTTACTCCTGCAAATTTATTGCCTTTTTGTATGGCTTCAAAAGCACTTTTATATCGGCCTTCAATTTCTTTTTTGCTATTCTCAACAATTTGCCATTCTGGAATATTCTTATATGTGAATATTTTACCGCCATTTCTAACTTCTATTAGATAGCCTTGGTAGCCTTCTTTGTGGTCTGCGGCTTGCTCCGCTATCTTTTCAAAGAAATCGTCTTTGTAACCTTTGCAAACCTCTAAACTAAGTTCTAATTGCTTCCTTTGTTCTTCTAAAAAAATTAAAGCATCTAAGACGTTTATATTCCCTTCGTTTACGTCATTAATTGCGTTAAACATTTGATCTTGTAATTCTACGTGTAAATCGTTTAAATTATTCATAATTGTTTCAAAGTTAATTATTTATTTTACTATTAAATTTTAAATCTAAATTAAATTCTACTGGTATTCTATATTTTATATTATATTCTTTCATTAAAAAAACAATTCTTTCTAAATCCGTTTCGTTAATTAAGATTAAAGAATCAATTGGCGCAACCTCTGGATCTTTGAAGTCTAAAGCAGGAAACTTATTTTTTGAATAAGTAACAGTTCCAAAAGGCATTTCATGTTTTTTTGCAATTTCATCAATTGTAAGCCCTGTAAAATGATAATCATAAGCTGCTGCTTTATTAAATTTTTGGCTCATAGATTTAATTTTCTAAAGGCGTTATAAAGTCAGTTGCAAACAATCTTTTTATAATAGTCCATAAACTAGGCTTATTTAGCTTTTTAATCATGTCTAAGCGACTTAGTACTTCAATTCGTATTGAATTACCACTCCCTTTTCCTTCGTATGTTACAACGTCTGTAAATAAGTGTTTAATATTTTTCATTGTTTTAGTTTAAAAGTGTGAAGATACCATACTTAGAAATATGGCCCTTAGAATTTGTTTTTTCCACCATTGTTGTAGTAATTTTTAGGCCCCTATCTCGGAGCCTATAAATAATGCTGGAAAGTCTGGTTGCCCTATAAAGGTTAATAGCCTCCCAACTTGTAATGCTGCCTTTTTTTTGAAGATGTTGCAACACTAATTCGTGTTTGTTTTTATTTTCAAGATTTGCTTTTTGTGCGTCTTGTGTTTTCCATAAATCTAAAAAGAAACTCATAATATTTTGGTTTTAATTATTTATAAAGTAAAAATAAAAATAAATTTTAAATAAACAACATAAATTAAAAGAAATTTTTAAATAAAAAAAAGAGCTCGTTTTATTGGAGGCCCTTTGGTTTGTCATTTTTTTTAGTAAAGTTACTTATATCGGTTAGTTAGCATTAATACTACACTTTGTTACCATACAAGTTAAATCCTTGTTTACAGCACATATCTAAATGGTGGTAGTATGTTTTCCAACTATCTTTATTCCTTACAACATACCCCCATTCACAAAATAATTTATGCATCCACCATTTCCAAGGTTTATTGTGTTCTTTACTCACTTTACTCCAAGCCATAATTTTATATTTTAGTTTTATTAATCCGTACTAATAGTTTTTAATTAGTTAAAAAAAAGGGGCT